GCGTTAGTTCAGTTGGTTAGAATGCCTGCCTGTCACGCAGGAGGTCACGAGTCCGAGTCTCGTACGCACCGCAAAAAATTATCCCCATGTATCGAGAGCGTTCAACTTACAAAGTCGGACGCTCTTATTTTTTTACCCCTTCATAAGGTGTAAGTAACTGATAATCAAGAGAGCCAACTTTGCGCTTCACGGCCAGCAGGGTGAAAAATAATGTTCAACCTGCGAGAATGCAGACTAAGGACAAAAAGGCGAAAAAGGACATGATTGGACATTTTGTTACCGATTTTGTTACCAAAGTAACCTCAGTTTTTGTTACCAACCACCCAAAAACGGGATTTTGGGACTGCCCCCGAAAGTGGTAACAAAAATCACTGAGAAGCGGAAACAAGAGCTGGACAACGGCCTAAATCACTAAGAGAAAGAGGATTATCACAATCCCGACTCGTTTTCCTGCGTCTGCCACCCCGCGCAAAGCAAAAGGCAAATGAAAAAAGATTTTGTTACCGTCATCTATGACAGGAAGAAGGAAGTAGCAAAAACCGGACGCGGCAAGGTCGAAATCCGTATCTACCTCGGCAATGGTGTTCGGAAGTATGTAACCGTCAGCAGCTGTGACCCCTTTGAGTGGAAGGAGCTTCAGTACAGTGAGGAGTTAAAGACACAGGTTAGCATCTACAGGCACGTTGTAGAAGCCATGATAAAGAATGGTGAAGAGCTGACCATTGAGAACATTGACCTTCATATTGGCAAGGATACAGCCAAGAAGAAGGAAAATCGTGACATGCAGAAAAGAAAAGCCTCTAAGACAGGCTTCATCGACTTCATGATTGAGCAGATTGCCAAGGAAGATATTGTCGCTGCCACTCAGCAGCGCAAGCGTGTCACGATGGATGCCATGAAGCGCTTCGGCAGGTTGAACAGCTTCGCGGACATCACTCCCAAGAACGTGAAGGCCTTCGACGACTTCTTGCACACTGAATGCAACCGCACACAGCCCACCATTCACAACTATCATAAGATACTGAAGATGTACACGCGGTTGGCTGCACAGATGGACTACATCCCTATGGATCCTTACGAAAGTCCCCTCTGCAAGTTTGAGCGTGGCAAGTATAAAGTACGCCGTCCGCTGACAGAAGATGAGCTGCTTGTGTTGCGTAAGCAGAAGATGGGCGAAAAAGAAGGGCGTGTTCGTGACCTCTTCGTGTTCTGTGCCTACACTGGCCTTGCCTATGTGGACAGTCAGAACTTCGACTTTGAGACCATGACCGAAATCGTCAACGGCCAGGCTTACATTGATGGCAAGCGTGTGAAGACAGGTTGCAACTTCTTCACCCCCATCCTTCCCCCTGCCATGGAAGTGCTGAAGAGGTACAACTACAAGCTGCCTCACATCAGCAATCAGAAAGCCAATGACTACCTGCATGTCATTGAGGTGCTATGTAAGCTACACAAGCCGTTGACTACCCATGTTGCCAGACACAGCTTCGCTACGCTTGCTCTCTCATACGACATTCCTATCGAGAATGTAGCTCGTATGATGGGCCACACCAACATAAAGACAACACAGGTGTATGCCAAAATCCTGAAGACCACTGTCGAAAGGCATTCCGTGAATCTCGCCACACTCATCAAGTAAGTGGTAACAAAACAAAGAAGAGCGTTGCAGTTCAACCTGTTACGCTCTTTTTTCTTTTAGGTTATGTTACCGATTTTTGTTACCGAACGACTTTAGTAACACAAAATCCAGCCTTTTTGTTACCACTATAGCACCCGATAGCACACCATCTTCAGTAGCTGCGACATTCCTGTTTCGGCAGAGAACGTCGCAGTTATCTTTTCTGCCATGTACTTCTTGCCGTGGATGTAGAAGATGCTGCGCACGTCCGGGATAGCCCCGTCCTTGACAAGAAACTTGAATGTGAACTTGACGGACTGGTCTATGTGGTAGTTATTCGTGCGTGTCTCAGGCTTCTCTGCTCCAGTCAGCCGCATGGAGTAATGCGCCTGGATAAGCAGATTAAACTGATCCATCATGTACGGGTCAATGATTGGTATCGGCATCTGTGGCCATGTACGACGGAGGTTGCCATCCCAGAAGCCCACATAAATCTTATCGAAGAACTCCTCTTTCTTCTCCTTTTCCCCGGCAGAAATCGTGTTCACCGCCTGCGTCTGGTTCTCATCCTTGTCCTCCGCATCTTCCGTATCGTCGCCGAGCGTGCCACATTCCATGAAGATGACATCCCCACGTGTCATGTCCGTATGGTCTATGCACACCGGCACGATGCGCAGCTCTTCCACCTGTGCGTCTTCACTGCGGTTGACGATTTTCTGCCCGAACATATTCACGGGCTGCAGACGCATATAGTGATGTATCACCTTGTTAATCGTCTGCGTCCTGTAGCACTTCAGGACATAGTAGCTGCTCTCCGCTCGGCAGACGTGCAGTGAATTGTAGTATCTGTGGTTATAAGGCCCTGCGCAGTCCATGTACGAAGCCAAGCCACTTTGCATGGCAGCGATATTCGTCCACGACACCTTCGGCAGCTGTCCTATTGCCCAGTCGCATGAATAGTACTTCCACATCTGATGGCTGCACTCCGCGTATGCCAGGTTTTTCTGCTCGATATAGTTGTCATTCGTTGACTGCTCCTCACTGGAAATCTCCACCTGATGTTCCTCCACCACGTTCGAGATGACCACCGTATTCATCTGGTCAAACGTCTGCGAGTTGAGCGAGAACCACACTGTCTTCCCTTTCTCGTCGATGTGGAACTCCCCATTCAGGAACAGCTCCACCTGTTCCAGGAACTCCGTCACCGTCCAATGCGGGAGCACCGACTGGAAATTGCGTATCTGCCACACCATCGGCAGCACGTTACAGATGATGATATGCCGCCACTGCGTCCGCTCCAATGCCCTGAAATCGTAGGTGAAGCCAAAGTACTTGAAGATTTTTTTGAGTACATTCAGCAGAAACGGCATCCCCACTATGGACGCATCATAATCTCGGCTACCCTCCGTGTAGTAATAGATACCCGGTGTCGTCTGTGCCGTCAGCTTGTTCTGCATGTTCCCCGTCGTGTTGTTCACCCATGGCAGGCACACATATCCTTCATACTCGCCAATGCCATCTTCTTCCGAGTCCTCCTTTATCTGGTCATAAGAGCGCATGTAGTAGTCTGCAGACCAATGCGCGAAGTCATGCACGTTCCACATCGGGATTTGATTTATATATATGTCATCGAAGGAAGAATAGTAATTCCGCTCTGAGCGCCCTTCAAGGAATTGCGTTTTCACCTCCAGCTCTGAGATTTCCACGATTGACACACTTCCGTACTTATGGAAGTTTGCATCGTGAATCTCACATTCCAGCAGCAGCTTATCAAGATTGCTGTCCTTGCGGTAGATATGCCCGAATATGTCAATGTTCCTGGCACATCCTTTCAGTGGAAACGTAATCGACAGCGTATAACTGTCAGCTCCCGTGAAGAAGCGGTTTTCCATGATGAAATCAAACGACGTGCCTTTCTTCAGCACTGCCTCCTTTTTGTTTATGATGATAGTCATGTCCTACGAGATTTAGGTGTTTTGTTACGAATCAGCTTTTCATATTCATCCTGCGCCTGTTTGATGCCTGTTTCCCCTGTCACGCTGTTGACAGTCAGGAACGGCTCATCAAGACGCTCACGGAGCAGTCGGATTGTCTCTGTCAGCCCATTGTCAGAAGGAGCTTCCGGCACGTTCTGCACAATCACCTGTTGCGGTATCGACTGCGAGCGCACAGCAGAATTTGCCAGCACCGCAGGAGCCGTTATCGACGAAGACACATCCGCTGCAGAGAGTGAGCCTATGGTGTTCGTCCGCTGCGCATAGTCCAGTGCTTCAAGAATGGGCCGTGTAGCTGGATTGTGCACCAATCGTTGCGAAGCCACCCATTCCCCGGCATGGACGACACCCACCGGTTCATCAACGCGACCTTCAGGCGTGAAGCCACCAGAGGCATAGCCCTGTGCTTCCGAAGCCTGCTGCTGTTTCTTGATAGCTGCTACCTGCAACATACCCGCTGCCACTGCTGCTGCCGCTGCTATAGGAGCCATGATGAAACCCACCAAAGGGATTGCCGCTGCCGAGCCATACGCATTGATGGCATTCGTAGCCGTCTGTGCCACTGCCTGGATCACCTGCATGGCAAACATCTTCTTGTTCGCCTCGTTCTTGGCCTTGGCAATCTCCTTCTCCTTTTGCTTCTCCAGGCGTTTGATTTTGTAGTTATTCCCTTCGGCAAGTGAAATCTCACGGTCGTATTTGCGATTGATGGCCGCTGTCTGTATCTCCAGTTCTGCCTGAACAATCGTTGTCAGCTGTTGGAACACGCTGCTCATTGACGACGTGAACACATCGAGCGTGCCACTCACCGCCTTGCCGAAGTCCGACTCCAGGAACTCCATCATGTCCTCGTTCCATTGCAGGAGCCATCCCTTGTTATTTTCTGCCCCCTCGATGTTATACTGCTCCATGAGGGCCATTCGTGCCTTCTGATATGCCTCTTCGATGCGAAGCTTCTCTTTGGCATTGTTCCCTGCAGCGATGATTTCACGGTTATACACCTCCGTCAGCAGGGCGAGGTCGGCAGCATACTTCGCCTGACGCTCCGAAGGATTGTCCCCGAAGTATTTGTCCTTCATCTTCGCCAGCTCGTCCTGATGTTTTTTCTCCGCAGCCTCCGTCTCACGCTGATGCCGTTGCTGATTGGCCACCAGCTTATCCTGCAACTGCTTTTGGATTTGCAGCTGCTCCTTGGAACCCTCGGCATACAGCGAAGCCATCTTCCGCAGGTGGTCCATTTCCATCTGCTCCAATGTCTCTTGATACACCGCTGAAGACACCTCTCCGTCGATGAACCGCTGCTTTTCAATCGCCACCTTCTCATTGTATGCAGCCTGTTCCTCCTCGATGGTCAGCTTATTGTTATTCTCAGTCTGCTTCTGCACTGCTTCATAGTAAGCAGCCTGAATGGAAAGCCGCTCATCCGAAGAGAGGTCAGTATGTTCCAGTTTCTTCTTGTTGAAGTCCACCTCAATCTCCAGCATCCGCTTGGTATAGGCTATGTAGTCCTTCTCGCCTGTAGCGTAAGCGATGCGGTTAGTGGCTTCCTCCCTTACTTTCCAGTCCTTTTCTGCCTGAAACTTATCGGTAGAGCCGCCACCGGTGTCCGTAGTGGGCGTAGGAGTAGGCACATTCCCTGTGCCACCGCCGCCACCATCATCCACATTCATGCCTGCTTCTATGGCCGCGTCGATATCCTTCTGATACGGTTGCCATTTACGATTCACCCGTTGCTCATGCACGCGCGTACTGATATACTGACGGATGTAGGCCGTAGAAAGGTCGCCTAATGACGTGTCTAACTGGCTCTCCACACTGTTATAATATCCTTCCCTTTGCCTTTGCGGTCCGATATGATTTTTGAAAACAGCATCCTGTAGTGACCTGACGTTCATGTTCCCCTTGGAATACTCTTCGTCCACGGCAGCTTTCAGCCAGGCACCAGTCATGGCCGTACCCTTTTCCCGTGCCACCTTGTCATAGTCTGCCAGTCGCTGTGCTTCCCAGCCATAGCGTACACCCACGTTCTCCTTCAAGTCCTTCTCTTTGGCTTCCAGCAGTAACTTCGAACGAAGATTGCGTACTACCTCAGCATAGGCATTCGCCAGATCCTGCGCCGTTGATTTCTCAGTCAGCAGATGTGAAAGATACGGGCGAAAGCGTGAATTAAACTCATTGATGAGCGCATTCCGTTTCTTGCTGCCGATGTTCTCGCTGTCAATCGCCTCCTTCAGTCGTTTTACAGCCGATGTCTCTTCCCCGATTTTCCCTTCCACCGCCTTGATTTCCGTAGCCGCTTGTTTAGATTCACGCTTCAGACGTTCCTGTTCCTCCCGGGCAGAGCGCATACGGGACTGCCATGCCGCTATTGCCGCCACCGCTGCCACGAGAGCCGTAGCTAATAATCCAAACGGATTTGCTTTTACTGCAGCATTCAGCAAGCGTGTGGCAGCAGCTGCCCGAGTCGCATTGCCAGCCACCTTGTTATATGCGACCGATGTAGCCAATACCAGCACGTTATAGATAGGCAGCAGCACATTACCTGTGCGGACTATCACGTTCCATGCCGCATGAGCAGCAGCCAGTGCCTTTGTGCGTATTGTGGCCAGGTTCACTGCCACATTATACACACCGATGGCCACCGCTGCCGAAATGATTTCCACCTTGTATTTACCGACGAAGTCCACGAAGGTAGAGAGTAAGCGCAGTAAGAGCGTGGTAGAAGAAAGCACATGTCTCATGACCGGTTGCAGCTTCTCACCCAGCTCTACCGCCATTTCCGATACACGCTTGCGAGCTTTGTCAAGTCCAGCCTGCACCGTATTGTTCTGCACGTTGTATTCTTCCGTGACCGAGTTCGCTTCCTCAAAAGCCTTAGCCGCTTCCTCCTGCTCCCAGCGTATCATTTCCAGATTACCAGCCAGTGCAGAAATCACCTGAGCTGCACGGGCACCATTCTCGCCCATGTCTTTGAAGACAGGAGCCAGCACGTCGATGTTACCCAAGGAGTGCAATTGCTCCAGTAGCATCAGCAGGCCTTCATTGGTGTTCCGTTTGACCGTCTCTTTGAATTTCTGTGCATTCAGCCCAGTAGCCTTGATGATTTGGTCCTGTTGCTTGAACATGTCCATAATCACCTTCGACACGGCAGTAGAAGACATTTCCACCTTCTGACCTTGTGAGTCCAGCACGGCAGCAAGCCCCATGATTTCAGGTATTGTCATTCGCGCCTGTGCGCCGACACCCGCCATTCGTTGTGCGAAGTTAGCGAGGTACGGAGCCGATGCCGTACAGTTCTGCGAAAGTTCATTGATGACAGAACCCACGGCAAGCAAAGCCTTCTCCGTGCCCAAGCGTTCCTCGTCGCCGAAGATGTTAGTCAGCTTCGAGAGCGTCAGCGTAGCTCCATCTCCAAGCTCATCAAGAGCCACGTTAATCTGATTGGCAGCGCGGACAAATCCCAAGACATCCTCCTGTGAAGTCTTACCCAGTTTACCAGCTTCTTCTGCCAGTTTATTCAAGTCCTCTCGGGCAGTTCGTGTGTCAATCTTCTTGAATTCCTCGTTCAGCAGCTCCACCTGTTCCGCAGTCATTCCTGTGAACTTGCGGACATTCGCCATTTCTGCGTCCATGTCCGCATACGCTTTCACGGCAGAGCGTCCCGCCATGACAAGGCCTGTGACGGCAGCAGCCCCTGCAGCCAGTGTCGTCTGCCAGTCATTCATCTTTCGGTTAAAGCGGTCCCAGAACCCCTCACTGTCCCGCAGTTGGTCGTTCACCGCTTTAAGCTCCGCCTTCACCCGTTTGATTTTCTCCGTTTGTGCCTTCCACGCCTCACTGCCTCGCTCGATGTAGTCCAGCTGGCGGTTGAGCGTTTGCAGCGCCTTGTTCAGCTCACGCGGTGTAGCCTTGTCAAGATTACGCATGACATGCTCCACCTGCTGTGTTGCCGATTCAATCTCACGGATTTGCCGTTTGGTGTCCGTGAGTTCTTTACGCAGGCGCTTCAGGTCGGTTTTGTTGCCCGTGGCAGCAGCCTTGGCGATAGCCGATTCCAACTGCAAGGCATTTTGGCGCAGTTGTGAAAGTGTCTGTTGCGCCTGTTGCCCGTTTATCTGCAACTCTACAGTTGCTTTCGATGTCAAATCACTCATTTTTCGCTGATAAAGTTTGTTTATGGCGCAAAAATACCGCTTCAGAAACAGCCAGGAAAAGACGTAAAACGGCTTAGAAAAGACCACAAAAGCGTAAGAATTTGCAGGGCTTTAAGAGATTTTTGAGTTTTTCAAGGACTCAAAAATCGAAATGGCTGTGTATCAATACAATGGGGTCAAGGGGAAAAGGATTTTCCCCTTGTTTCCGCGAGAGCAGCCCCCGACCGCCCTGCGTTGTGTGTGTGTCCTCTGCCCCTCGTCTCGTGCGGAATATGTAGTCTATGCGTGAGCCGAAAGCCTTCCGAAAGCGCAAAAAGTCTCATCAAGCCACAAAGGGCAAAAGTCTCTGCCTTTGCTGACCGCCTTTGTGATACTGCCCACTTCCGAAAATGGCAAAGGGTTTCTAATCTCCGCAAGCCTTTAGGGTCTCCGCTTTTGCTGACCGCCTTTGTGATACTGCCCACTTCCGAAAAGGGCAAAGGGTTTCTAATCTCCGCAAGCCTTTAGGGTCTCCGCTTTTGCTGACTGCCTTTGTGATACTGCCCACTTCCGAAAAGGTCAAAGGGTTTCCAATCTCTGCAAGCCTTTAGGGTCTCTGCTTTTACTGACTGCCTTTGCTTTGCCACTATCGCCCGAAAAGAGCAAAGGGTTACGGCACTTTAAGAGTGCGCTATGTACCCCTTGCCCTCATCGGGCGGTAAGATGCTGTCGGGCGTGTGTGAAAGTGTTGATAGCAATACCTTGCTACCTGCGCTTTCATACTTGCCCGTACCTTATTATATCTCGCGTGTGCGCGTGATAGCCCCGATGTGCGGTAATGCCTTCCCCTGCGTATAGATGTAATCCATAGCACGGGAAGGTGTTACGGCACTAAGGGAGGAACCGTAAGGAAAAGATGATGTCCATAGCGCCAGTAGTGCAGAGAGGCGGAGGCAGTCAAACAAGAAGATGAGCGCAGCGGTACCCATAGTGTGTGTGCCAGTGAGCCACAGCGGAAAGGATATGAAAAGGGCTGCATCTTGTTCGATGACGTGTCACCGAATGTGATACAGCCCCATATCCTCTTCGCCGTGAAGCGAGCCAACACTTACTAAGGGTACATCTTCCTGTTTGCAGCCGTAGGCGAACAAACGGAGGGTTGCTATGAAGACATCATCCCTTTACGGATAAGCCAAGCCAGTGCCGCTATGACGATGGCGGCTATGGCTATTAAAGATAGTGGCCATCGAGCAGATGGCACCTTCTTCTCTTTCGCTTTAACATTCGAGGTGTGCCTGGAATGTTGCGTGCTCCTGTCGGTGCTAACCGTGATAACGCTACTGCTGTCGGCAGTGTTCGACTGAAGGCGCAAGCCATGAATAATTACTTTAGTACCTTTACTGGGCGGATGCGTAGGAGTAAGGCGCGGTAGCGATGTCCCCGTGCGCAGAAGCGCCGGATTTGCGAGGGATGCTCCCGAGCAAGCCCCACTGCCGCTAATGTTGGAAGTCCGCTCGATGCAGCCTGCTCCATCGGCGGTTTCCAACATTTGCGGCATAGACAGCGACGTAAGCACGATGCTGTCGATATTCAGGACAAGGCTCTGTAGGAACTTGTCCGTAGCGAGAGAAATGGTAGATGTAGAAGCTGTTTCCAGCCTCGTGCTATCTACCTTTTCTACGAGCGTCCGCTGCGTGGACTTACACGCAGAGAGGAAGATGCAAGCGAATACAAGAAGTATGGCGGTCGCCAGTTTCTTGTATTCCAGCGTGGCATTGAATGAAGGGCAAGCTTTAGCAGCGAAATCCCGATGCCCGTGTATCGTGGCATGAGGGAAGCGTTTGTGAAGTTCCGTCAGGAGTTTCACGAGAGCCTCCTTCTGTTCGGGAGTTCGTGTGTCCTTGGGAGTACGCCCATCAGTGGCACAGCCACCGATGTAGCATACCCCTATGGAGTGCTTATTATGCTTCAAGCAATGCGCTCCGGCCTGTTCCAGCGGACGTCCAGCGTGAACGCTTCCGTCGCGATAGACCACGAAGTGGTAACCTATCGTCCGGAAGCCGCGTGCCTTGTGCCAGCGTGTGATGTCCGCGACCGTGAAATCCTTGCCTTCCGGCGTAGCCGAGCAATGAACTATGATTTCATTTATGGAGCGCATTACTCTTCCTCCTTCTTTTCATTCATGTTCTGCAGTTTCTTCTGCAGAGAAATCTTCTGCGATGTGAACATGGCACCTACACCCAGTATAGATGCCGTGAGCAGCAGGAACTGAGCTATGAGGTACAAGACAGAGTCATGTACCTCACCAGGAGGAGGGGTGCAGAACCCCGCGATGCCGAAGCCAATGGCCGCAATGAAAGCAGCCACGGCGATGAAGTACTGAATTTTAGCTGATGTTTTCATAAGGCATAGAATTGATGATTAGATAATGCCCAACTCTTTGAGTTCGGTGGAAAGAGCATCCGATGGAGCGGTAAGCTGTCCGTACAGGTCAGCGATGGAAGCCTTCAGTTTCTCTGAAGGCTGCTTCTTATAGCGACCCTTAGCCAGGTTTATCTGGCGGAGGATGTTCTTTTGGAGCTGCCGTGCTTCTTCGTTGATGACGACTTCAGCCTGAGCACTGGGCAGCGAGGTGGTTGCAACACCTCCCTGTCCAAGGGAAGCAGTTGCGCTGCTTTCCGTGTGTTCCGGCTTGAAGTTATCATACGCCTGCCAATTACGGTGATACCGCTTATCCAGTTCAATCAACTCTTTGAGGAACGGATAGCGGTCGGAATCCGGGCAGGTGGCATTTGCTGTTGAGAGATTGCGCAGCTGCAGATGCAGTTCGCGCATTTTGCGCATGATGTCCGCATTCTCAACGAAGAGTGCCTGAATCTCGGCAGGCAGCGTGTCATGGTCGGCACGCTTGCCGGCTCTGAACTGCTCCGCCTCCGTGCTGGGCGTGTCGCCCTGCTCCGAGGTGGCAGCAGGTGCTTTATCCAGAGCGTGCTCTACCGCTATGCTATCGACTTTCCGCTGCATGTCCTGTACCTCCTCGTGAGTAAGGTCTTGCAGTCGGTATTGGAGATAGCGATTGATTTTGAACTCTATGAAATCAGCGTGCCGCTTTGGGTCGCGGCTGATGTTCCGATAGAGGATTTTGTTGTTCGTCAACTGTAGGAGGAACAACGCCCCCTGTTCGTAATCCCTTTTCTCGGCAGGTGTGGCCATCCACTCCTGCAATTTGAGTGTAAACTGTTTATCCATAAGATTATGATTTAGAATGTTTCTTCATATCCTCGTAATCGACTGCCTTGGCTTCAAGCTCTGTGAGCGCACGCCAGCAGTCCATTTGCAGCACCTCTTTCTCTTTTGTGATGTCGCCGCCCGTCAAGGCGCGGATCTGCGTATTCATGTTTTGCTGAAGCTCTTTGAACGAAAGCATGGTGGAACCGTTCTCGTCCGACTTCTCCATCTTGAAGAAGTGCGAGAACATATTGGCGAACCATCGTTTCAACGATGTGAACCAATAGAAGATGTTGATTTGTTCCACCTTTGAAAGATGAATATGCTTCGTCTGATACATGACAAGTGCCATGTCATGCAGCAGCTCTTCGCGCTGTGTCTGGAGATAGCCTTGATAGAGATTATCAAGTGCCAGGAAATCCCCGAAACTGACATTCTGAAAATCAGCCCTGACAGGGCGGTAAATCCCAATCCGCGACAGTCGGACTGGGTATTGAGGAAAATCACCGAGCCATGCCAATGCTTCAGTGCTTTCACAGATTTGCAGTGTAGTAAGGGGATAATTCTTCTTATGATGACGGACGATAAAGACAGCGCCTTCCCTGCGGACAACTTTCAGCTGTCCCCAGCGAAGCAAGCATAAGGTCTTTATCTGTGTCAGTGAATACTCGCCTTGCAGTAACCGGAAGATAAAGCGAAGCTCCTTGTCGGGCAGTTCCTGCCACGACTTCGGAATGATTACATTTAGTATTTGACGCATACAAAAAGCCGTTTATCTGCTGCGAAGGTAGACAAACGGCCTGTATGAGGAAAAGACAGAAGGAGTGTCAGAACCAATAGCCCAGACTCTCCTTTTTATTCTCGAAGACAGCAGGGGCATAGAGTTCGGCGGTCGCCGACGAATGCCATTCAGGGAACTCCTCCGGGTTGTCTCGGATGGTGTTCACGATGTCGAAGAGTGCATCATGTTCAAAGTGCATCGACGCGGTAGGGTCGCTGTTTGACAAGCAGCGTACCTCTACCGCTTGGAGAATGCGACAGATACTTTGATGGCGTGTTGAGCGGTACTGCCCTGTCAGTACCTCAGAGCGAAACACCTCCAGCTGTTCTTTGGAAAGGTATTGCCTGGCAAAGAACTCTTCCACCGGAATGACTGCACTGCGTAGCGCAAGGAATTTCTCCCAGCGACTTCCCGAAGGTTTCGGGAAGCGGAGCGTGACATCCATGTTAGGGAACATCGTGGCAGAAAAGAAGCGCCCTTGCGCCGATTCTGTCCACCCCTTAAAGGCTGTGAGTAAAGGCTGAAGCTGCATGAGCAAGCGGTCGCGATGCTCCAGCAGCGAAGCCATCAGCCTTTCGACTCGCTCCTTGCTTGCCGGAGCGATATTGCTATTGCTGACGATGCCGAAGCCGTTAGCAGTGAGGATGACATCCAAGTGCGGGATAGCACGGTGGAAAGCATCGTAAGCAGCGATTTGGCAGGCGAGCATACGGGTCGTATGCGAAGCCTCCAAATCAGCAATAGCAGACAAAACCTCCTCCGAGGTGAAATTATCCTCCAGCCATTTCTCAGTTGCGCTGAGAAATGGGGCCATTTTGTCGAAGAGCAAAGCTTCACCCTTCACAGTGGTCACCGTGTTAGGCAGAAGCGACAAGAGTTGTTCGTTTGATGTAATGAGCTTCATAGGCAATCCATTTTTGACATGGCAAAAATACCGCTTAAAACAGCAGTACGGAAAGACACGAAAAAAGCCTGAAGCCGAAGCTCCAGGCCTTTCAGCGGTGAGGAACCGAATCAAGCAGCTTTCGCTGCCTGTTCGGAACATTCCTCAATCGCTTTCGTAATCATTGCCGATGCACGCTTGACATCGAGCAAGATTGTCTTAATGAACTGCGCATCCTCTTTCAGTGAAGAGAGCCATGATTTGATATAGGGTGCGCTATCCTGTTTGATATACTTGTCCATACCGAAGTACTGTGCCACCATAGCCGCTGTCAATTCAGCCACCAGCTCCTCCTTGGCATATTCAGCACTTCCGAACGAAGCTGGCTTCAGGCGATTCAGATGCTCCTCCGCTCCCGTGCTGTGGGCCATTTCGTGGAATGCCGTGCCGTAGAACGACTCCCCATTCTTGAACTGCGAGAACTCGGGCAGTATGATTTCCTTCTTTGAGATGCTGTAGAAAGCATTGTCCCCATGCTTCTGCGTGATAGGACAAATCCAGCGATTTTCAGCCATCATCTTATCCATCGGTGCGAAATGATTCATTTCCCCCTCATGTTCGGGCTTCATACCGCCATTCTCCCGGACAATCTTCTCGTAGATTTCAGGCCGAGCCTCCTTGATGTTTGTCTGATCGATGTTGAAGACATTGTACACCTGCATCTTCGGATAGACATCATACTGTGCCCTCTCGCTTTCAGAAAGCTGCTTGTACTCCTCGTACTTAATCTTCTCCTTCGTGTCCTTATTAACGACCGTGAAGCAGGTAAGGAAAACTGGGAAGCTCTTCTCACCCTTTTTGACGGACACCATCGGACGCTTATTGCCCTCTGCATCCACGGCTGGCACATTGCCCACCGACGAGCGATTGTAATTCATCCCCATCACTCTGTCAAAGGTGCAGAAGACAGGATATTTGTAGCCTTCCTTTTCACAGTGCATCAAGAGCATCATGCTATTCATGCCATTGTAGTGTCTGCCGCTGAGATTCTTCGGCCATGAAAGGCCTCCATCCGTGAACCACGGCTTTTGCCAATCACCCATGATGGACTCAATCTTCTCAATCATCATCTCTGCGAAGAGATTCAGTGCCCTTTCCTGTGCGCTTTCGCCTTGGGAACCTGCGCTTGCCTTTTTAGCATACGCTCTACGTGTCTTTGTTGAAGTACTCATAATTTTGAGATTAAATTGTTAATACTGCAGGCTTAGGAGCCTTAATTTTTACGTGCATAAAAGAGTAAGCAAGGAGAAGCAATGTAACGGCAAGGAATTAGCGCACTTTTTTCACCTTCAGGACATAGTAAATGTTTTGCGGCTTGTCCCAAAAGATTTTGAAAAAAGTTCGGTAATAAGGACTTAGGACTGGTACTTGCCAAATTGCGCTTGCACTACCTTTGCAAAGGAAAAATAAGGCGGGCTGCAGTATGACAATATCAAAATGTACGAGACAGACACGAGTATGCTGCAAGCACCCAGCAGGTGCCAGATGCGCACAGAGGAAAGGAGCACTGACGCAGAGAGGAAAATGATGTAAAAGATTGTCCATTATGGCGGTAAAAAGCCGACGGAAGGATGCCGGCTGAAGAACTCAGGACTACGGCAGCACCAATGGCAGGGCAGATGCTCGCACCGTGAAAGGCAACAAATATCCCTGCACCTTGGAGATGGGGATGAAGTAGCCGGAGGTGGGTCGGGATGTGCCAGACGGCAGAGGGTGAAGCGTGTGTTCGTGAAGGGTGAGAAATGCTTACCCCTTACCTGTAGGGCGTAGGACACAAAGGGGAATGAAAGATTAAGGAAGAGGAAACAAGTACAAGCATGAGGGCACAGATGGCTGTCTGAAGATGCAGCGCCTTGGCGTGTACACAGACCAACAACAGGGGTACGGCTTACGCGAAGATGGGAGAATGCGCGGTGGAAAGCCAGACATTACGAGGGGACGCACTGGTGGAAGATGTTTATGGCGTGTCCTGTCACCCTGTAGCATAGGGACTGCACAGCATCAAAAGGAAATTGACCGAGTGCTGTTTAAGAATAGGGACTCGTGGCACAGCATGAAGCGGCCACAACACAGGAGCGGAGAAGTCAGAGCATCCGCTTCGGAAGTGAATGCCAAGCAGGAGCGGCGAATAAGCGGCGTGGTACAATACTCGGACAAGTATAAGGTTAGCCCACCCAAATCATAGCTCTATGAAAGATGATGCCCAGTAAAGACAAAGCCCTTCCCGTCAAGAGCAGACGACAGGAAAGGCTTTGAGGATGTAAGAGCAGAAGGGTTACTTCCCTTCGGCAATTACCAATTTATTTTGCTCATTACTTAGAACAACTCTGTGTGCGAACGACGTGGATTTGCCGTCGTGAATAGCAGATATGTCTATTCCACGGCGAACAAATTCATCAATCAGAGCCGCATGGTATGTGGCTCGCATTGAAGACCATCCGTAGTTGCCTACGGATTTATTGAATGTTTCAACTAAACTTTGGGTAGAAGCAGCGCGGAACTCCGCTGCGTACTTTGCATAAAAATCAATTGTTTCCATACTTAGGATCATTTTGAAGTGAATAACTAATTTGACTTCCGCATCGTACCTTGACCACCGTGGCATCCTAATGCTCGGTTGGTGAGTGAGCCTAAGGCTCCTGCTCTTGATGCTTCTGCAAAGGTACGAAAAAAGGCAGAAATTATACATCTGAACAGCAAAAATCTTCGTTAGTATGTGATTTTTGATGAAAGATGAGAGAAAAGAAATCCAAGTCCTGTGCTTACGAATCTCTTTTCAGAGTGATTGGGAAGTTAGGGACGTGCACGGTGTGTTTATTCAAACCCGTCCGGCACACTCATCTTACGCAGTAGGTGATTAGGGTGCAAGGATGGCCGTGCAGATTTCAGACCTTAGTAAATTTATCATTCATCCTTTTTAGCACAAAAAACTCACGGGCATTAACCCGTGAGCCATACATTGAACAAACATCGGGGCTTATTCAGCCTCCGATGTATTGTTGAACATGTCCGACTGTTCGGACTTCTTAGAACGCTTCTTTGAAGCAGGCTCCACGACTTCCGAAACCTTAGCGTGGCCTTTCGGTGCTTCCAGCTGATCACAGATGGCCACTCTGACACCAGCGCGGATAAGCTTCGGAAGATACGTGTCGAGAGCGTGGTATGGGAAGCCAGCCATTTTGCGGCCAGTGCTATTGCGCACTGTCAGTGTGATGCCGAGAACCTGCGCAGCTTTTTCAGCGTGCTCATCGTAGCATTCATAGAAATCACCGCAACGGAAGAGGAGGAGCGCATCAGGATGTTTCCGCTTCAATTCCTCGTATTGAGAGATAAGGGTATTATTGGGCGTGCGAACCAGCTCCTTTTCCGGAGCAGCCTCTGACTGTTCTTCAGCAGGCTCATCTTGAACCGCTCCAGCTGTAGCGGCCACCTCTTCAGCACCCTGTGCTGCATCCTCGACGACCTGTGCAAGGGCCTCTTTCGCACGCTGGTACGACAATGAGAGAGCCGCGAGCTGAATGTCATTGATTTGCAACTCCAGCCGCTTCGAGAGCAGGAAGCAATAACGCATTGCCTTGAGTGCATCCTTGAAATTCATTTCGCAACGGAGCCTACCCTCCATGCCATCTACAAACACCTGCCAGCCCTGCTGACCATTCTTGAACTCTTTCTTCACTACGGAAATCTGAACATTTGCTTTCATTGTTTTGAAATTTTGAAGGTGAAACATAAATGTTATTTATTTTTTACGAACAATGAAGAGCGACAGGGAGACAGGCTTCTGTTGTCAAGGGAGGATGTCCGGGTATTATTCAAAAAAAGTGGCAGCTCCGACGCCGAAGGGAACCTCTTTTTTAGAAAAATATCTGGAAACCCTTGACTGGAGCCGCCCAGCTACCTTTGTGAAGGAAAAAGTAAATAAAACATTGTCGTGGAACTGGAGGAATGAGGGACAATCAGAGAAAGCAAACAGATGACGGTGAAGGAAGAGGACAGAATGCGTAGCGGTCAGCGACGAGAAGAGCGATGCAAAACGCCCCCTAATCATTAGGAGGCGTGTCGGTACTGACAGTTTTTGCATCCCTGTTCTCGTCCAGGGTGGTCAGTTGAATGAACGGGCATTCCGGGTAGGCATTCTTCCATTCATTGAATTTCATGATGATGCGATGCACGGTAAAGAGCAAATCGTGATACGGCTTTTGAAGCGCTTGTGCAATCGTGTACAGTTCGCGTTTGTCGGACCCGCTGTTATTCGACTGCGACTTGCCAGGCACAGAGCCGACGAGGTTAGAGTGGACGCGCATGGTGAAGCATACCATGTTCACAGCCTCCTGAATGTCAGTGGACCAATCGCCGCCCTCCTTTGTGTCATCAATACGAGAGATACGCACATCATGCTGCTCCTCCCCGTTGGGTGTGATGTAGAATGTAGAAAAGAGCGCCTTGCCGCTGTTCTCGGCACCAGTGAGGAAGTCAATAATCTGCTGCTTCTCCTTCACGACACGCTCCTGCTGCTTCTTCAAGTCCGTGATGCGTTCCCGCTTGAAGATGCCCTCCCAGTACCGCTGCGACACCTCGATATGGTATTTCAGTGGAGCCGAGTTCTTCAGCTTTGCTTCCTTGGCCATGCCAATCAGTTGCTTAATGTTGTACCACTTTCCCCGGAACAGTGCAGCGTAGTACGGTATCGGATAATATGTGCTGTCAGGCGTAGGCACACGGCACACCACCGCAAACTTACGCTGCGTATTCTTCTTTTTCATCCGCTCTTGCAGATCCACCCAAGGGCTGTCAAGAGAAAGCAGTGGGATTTTCTCCACCTCTTTGACGGAGGCAATGGACTTGTTCCAGTTGGCGTACAACACATATTCAATACGCCCCTTGTCGTCCGCTGGCGAGAAGCGGCAGTAGCACACCTCTTTGCGGTGCAGCGCCACGATGCGCTTCCCCTCGTTGTCAAGGATGATGACAGAGACACACCAGCCGAAGTGCTTAAAGTCCTGGCAAACCCCGAGGAAGTACGACGGCAGCGAGTTGGCGAGCAAAAAGTCCTCCACTTCCTCGCGGACTTTCGCGGCGCAGGAGGCCGTGTTATACACCAGACCTGAGCCGTAGCAAACTTCGGCATTGAACATTTGGCATGTCGATAAGGTCTCGTCCTTCTCGATCATGTCAAGAATGTGATACGGCATGAGGTTGTCGCCACCCCACGGCATGTATTGCGTGCCGTCGGTGAGCGACACCGGACTGATGTCGATGTCATCCTTGAACACCTTACTACTGTCTGTGATGAACAATGCCGAGCCTTTTGCGTCCGGCATCATTTCCACGGAGGAGAAGCAAATCCCCTCCGTAATCTGTTGTCTTTTGTGATTTGAACCCATAGTTGTACTTTTGCATCGGGTGTGGCGCGATTGCACTCTCCTTATGGATGTCTGGCGTCGGCTAACTTCCTTGGTGTGCCGGGCGACCCTTCGGGGCCGCTCGCTCTTTTTATAGGGACACCACTATATTGTAATACTCTCCATATTTTGAATTCTCCGTCTCTTTCACTTCAAAGTGAACCTGAAACTCAGCGATGTTCGACACCGCCTTTGAGAAATCCAAGGAGCGGTTGCCTTTCGCTGTGATGGGCGGAGCAAACACAATCCCGAAGTGGAAGCGCCGTCTGGTTTTTATCAGATGAGTGCGGCATCCGAAGCCAATCTTATAGCCCACCAACATCCTGTGCGGTGGTGTACCATTCAGGACCCTGCGGATATTGCCGAAGGTATAGCGAATATCCTGTGAATACTCCCACACCGGGTTTTCATCCGACCCCGTATTATATCCGAACTGCACCAAACCATGCAGCGACACCTTTATTTTGTTCTGGTCGTAGAACAAATGCCATCCCTTCATTGTCGGGCCATACGTCCTTCGCGCCTGTCTGTCCTCGGCAGGGCGGTAGCGCGGTCGCTTTTTGGAATAGCGCAGCAGATACGGCACGTACCCGTCAGAAATCAGTTGCGATGGATACTTCACATAGAGCACATTATTCTTTGAGTCACATTCAATATGATAGAACGGATGCGCCGTGGCCGGTTTAGCCTCTGAAGCCTCGCTGAACTTCTTATAATCAGCTGCAGACAGTACCCCCGCTTGCGAAGAAGAAGCCAGCGGTAATTCCTTCTGAAGCAGCGACGGGTCATTAAACACATCATCATATTTGTCATGCAGTGCAAGGGACACCGACGAAGCCGTAGCTTCCACTTTCAGCTCCAGCTGCGCTACATGATTCATCTTGTTGCGCACATTGTTTAGGTCGGTGACCTGTTGGGCACGCATGGCACCCGCTCGTTCCGTGGTGGCCTGTCTGATGGTGAATATGCTCACCTGTCCCATGCCATTTGTGGTGTTGATGCTCTCGATATTCAGATACACATTATTCCTGTCATCCGAACCGAGCGAAATGCTCTTCAGTACGGAACCAATGGCAGTGATCAAATTCTTCCATTGAACGATTAGCTGAAGCGTAGCCGTGTCACTGGCCTGTTCCAGTACGTTCACGATTTTCTGCAGCAGCTGTCCCAGCGAATCCGGTGTGATGCTGTCCTGCTTCGTCTCTGCACGAAACGTATTGATGAGAGAAGTGAGTGTAGTAATATCCATGACTTTGAATTTTTTGCAAAGGTAAAATCAAGAAATGAGGTCAGAAAAGACATTTCGTGAAGGGAAACGACTGAAATGTGGCAGAAAATTCGTACCTTTGCGCAATAAATGCGCAAATAGCTCAAAGTACTTCCTAATATCACCAATATGGCAGTAATTGTATATGAAAAGTGGCACGCGGTAATTGCAAGTGTTGAAACTATCAACAAGAAAGTGCCAGGTGGAATTAATCAATTCCTTAAGTTTTCTATTTCGAATAGAGGAAAATCATCTTTTGGGACAAGAATAAAAAATTTCATTGGACTAAAAGAAAGATTTTCATTTGAAGAGTTCGATTGTTATTATATGCATGGTAACAGATCCTTTGTCGGATTAGAAGGATGTGATGGCAATCTATACTACTTTGAACATAAAGATGCCGATTTAGTTCAGCAAGTAATTGACTATCTTGAAGAAAACGGGTTGGGATATGACGATATCTATTATGCCGATCCTGAAAAAATATTTTATGAAGAAACAGAAAAACATCCACTTCCTTGGTTGACAAAGGATTTTTCGACTTTACCCAAATATGAAGATTGTCTGAAAGCATCAAGTGTTCAGTATTCAATTCACCCTTATAGGGATCCATATAGACCATCATCATTCCCATCTGAACAAGGCGGTATAACCTTCAATTCTGAAAATATGTGGGTGGTTTACCAGCGGCTCGTTAAAGAAGGGAAAGCGTTAGAACAATTTGAGATACGGAATATTTCTGAGCGATATAAAAATGCAGCTCTATGGAATAATGATTTACCATCATTGGATACATTCATTAATCATTATATATTTGGGAATACAAGTATTCCTGAAAAATATGCATACATAATTGATGGGAGTAAGGATAAAAGCCTCACGAAATTGTCCTTGAAACTATACAAAGATAATGAAGAGATTAACGATTTACCTTTTTAATTTATAATTATGTTTGAGTCTTTGATAAATTCATATTGGAAGAAATTCCAAAAATATGTAGTAAGAATTTCAATACCAGGAGAAGAAGTTCAGGAGAAAACATTTCTGGAAATTTACCAAGAGAGAGCAGACCGGTATAATGACGGTTCAGATTCTACTTATACTCCACAGGAGCTTTTTGAAAGTGTTTGTGATGATTTAACATTGAAAATTGGAGATGAAAGATATGTTTTGCAGCATTGTTTAATGAGAGAAGAAACCTACCAACTATATAGGTTTTATGAAATGAACAGCCCTATTCATCAATGCCCATCATTCGACATCATAGATAAAGAAAAAGGCGATAATTACATTGTCGCTTCAATAGCGCCTAATATGTGGAGATGGTGGGTGGAAGAAATGAATTATTAAAGTTAAATAACTATCATTTCGAAAAGAGCACTAATTGAAAAAAAACCTTTCTAATTTGAGGATTGTAGAGGATGATTGCGGCTGAACTTCTTTTGGTCCAGCGCATCCGATATGATGCCCTGGAACTGTCGCCCGAGGCTGTCGCCCATGAATTCCTTGATATTCATGACCGACATATAGTATTTGCGACTGAACCAGTGGCGCTCTTTGCGTACCTTCGGACGGCCAAGGTCGCCACTGTTCCCTCGTGGCACCTCCTTTCCTGTGCCGTAATCCTGCCAAAGGCCATATTCGAGGAACGCCTGAGAGAGGTGTACTTCCGAGAATTTCCCATCAGCATTCATGCCTATTGCGATGGGAGAACGGAGCAGTCGCTGCGTGTCGATGACATGCAGCAACGTAATCTGCTCCTTCCAGATTTTAATCATTGTGTCATTGAAAGCCCGGACGTATTTTCCGCGCTCATCAATGGCCTGTTGTTCGGTACGCTGTTCCATCACCAAAGATTAGTGCCGCTGATGGTGAACGAGCCATTCGGTGCCAGGTGCAGCTCACAAGAGCCAGCCTTCGCGTGTAGGCTGATAAAGTTCGGTTTCACGCAGGTAGCGTGAAAGAGAACTTTAGACCCCGAAGCGTAGTTCACCTGTACGGCAATACGCAAGTTCTGCAGCTGCTCCAGGTTCTCCAGTACCAATGTCAAGTTCTCATCCTGCACGAACTTCGTCTTGCTGTCGAAGACATTTACCTGCAGCACCGTTGCGGTGGCCTGCGGGTTAGACAGTACAGCAAGCATATTCTCCAGCAAAGCGCCCAAAGACTCCGGCGTGATGGCACCTTTTGCCTTGATGTTCTTGAACTCAGCCAACTGAGCTTTGATTTCCTTTATATCCATGATTAGGCATATTGATTAGTGAAACAATCATTGAAGATGCGGTCCGATGTGACATCATCCTCCCATTCATTGATGTTAAACCGGAGGTCGGTATAAACATCCGTGGCCACTTGAAAGAAAGCGCAGGCGCAGCCCGAGAAGAAGAACGTATCAATCTCCTGGAACGAGATACGCGGGTCGAGATAGATATGTTCCCGTTCGATGCGCACTTTCTCCTGCATGAGGACAGACATAAACTGCCGGAACAATTCCCGCATGATATCCATGCACTCCTGCCTGGCTGTCATGTCATCGAGTGCGTGGCGCATAGCGAAGAACACCGTCTTCACGCGTCGCGTGTGCGGTGTGTTATTCAGTTCCGTGTAGCCCTGAGCGATGTCCGAGACACAGACGAAGGCCGTACACGACTGAAGGGTATGCAGTGCTTCCTCGAAGCCCTCCAGTCCACTCACCCGATGAAAGGTGAAGTGTTCCTGTCGTGCCAGCCTGTTCTGCGCTGTCAGGCGCTCAAAGAACGGCGTGGCATCCCAGTTTAAGTTTTTGATGATAGTCATAGATAACGATTTAATTGTTATCGAAGTCCGACTCCGCAATCTCCTCAAATGCAGGATCTATGATGTCCGCATCTTCAAACTCGATGTCGTCGATGTCCATAGACTCCGCACGATACTTGTCAATGAGCGCCGCAATCTTCTTCTCGATGTTCGGTATCGGCTTGATGCCAAGCACCGACGGGTCATCCGTCGCGGTGAATGGCTGCACCACGATCATGTCGTAGGGGACAGACTGCTCATCCTCCACGTTCACGTTATTGAACTTGGCATAAGACGTGGCCGCACGCTCCATCGTCTTCGTATCCTTTCGCTTCTTCGCCATCTGGTATGTCTCCAAAATCATTTCATTGTACTTCCATCGGTGGTAGTCGCGTGAAGCCTCGGTGATATGCGGCAACACCGACTTAATGATTTTGAGGTCATCGTAAGCCAGCGTCTTGCTGATGGCGTAACGAGAGATGGCTTCATCCACGAACTCCTTGTCTTTACAGTCTGGGTTAGAAATAACCCAGTTGTAAAGAGCCCGGAGCCGCAGTACGCGTTCGACTGAAGTTGCTGGGAATTTATCTCTCAGCACGTCTTCAGGCGCAAAGAAGTCGGACTGCACTATTTCGTGGATAGAAGGGAAAGGCATGAGGGAGTGAAGAGTTAAGAGTTAAGAGAGAAGAACGATTTACTCGTCATCTTCCATGTCGAGCAAATTGCGGTGCGCATTCTCGATGGCGACAGGCGACCCCACCTGCGCCAGCAGCATCTCCTGGTGATGCAGCTTCACACGGGACGCAGCTTTACCCTTGTGGTAGGCTTTAGAAACGTCCGTGTTCTTGTTACGGATTTCGTCGCGGAGCATATCCGCCGGAATCCCCATGAGCGTAGCCATGTCCGAGATAGGCAGATAGATAGAAGCCCACTTCTCGATTTCTTCCAGTTGTTCTTTTGAAAATGTCATAGTGAATTATTCTTTGGTTATACGTTGATTCAGGATTTCCGACAGCGGCACCGCATGATTCTTTATCAAGTCCTGTACTTCAGCCAGGAACTTGTCAAACACGTCCGGGGCAGTAGTAATGATGTATGATTCATTACGGTTGCCTCGTGTCAAGTTCTGCGAAGTGATGATCGACACCTTATCCCCGCGTTCGGAGCGGATGAGCAGAATCTTGGAGTGGTTGTCAGCGAGGAAGGTAGAAGCAATCACCTGATTGATGAAGCACCACAGCGACAGCGTCTTGTTGGTTGCTTTGAAATCCAGTACCAGGTGAATCGCCGATGCACTACCATCACGGGTGATGAAGTACAGTCGACGCAAGAACTCCTCGCTGATTGAGAACGATGTCTGCCACACCTCAGAGGTGCCCACTTGTTTCAGCACCCATTCCAGGATGTCCGCAATCTGCACCTCATTGGTGAGGGCAGACTGCACGGTACATTCCGAGAGCGGGCGGAAGATATTCTCTATGGATGTCGTTCGCTTCATAATGCAAAAGTACAACGCCAGGCGCTGCGCAGAAAAGACGCTACAGGAACACTGTCATTCCATTCAGTTCAAAGAGGCAGGCCAAGCGGATCGTGCGTATCTGCTGAGAAGCCAAAAGCTTGAACTGCTGCGTACCTTCGTAGAAGTTGTATCGCAGGGGAATGGCGTTATTGAACTCCAGTATGCGTCCGTCCTTCGCCCAGACACGCAGCGAGACAGGTTCCGGCGCTTGCAGTATGCGCCTTGCCGTAGAAAGATGAATAGCTTGCATGGGATTATCTATTTGAAAGTATCATTAAATGGAGCGGTGAAATGCTGTGGGTATCGGTCTGTATTTATCCATCGAGCGTTCTCCTGATAGCGCCAAGAGAACTTCATCTTGATAAGATCCTTAGCGCTGTCACTTATCTCAGAAGAGATATCACTGATGAGCACGGTGGGTTGCCAGTCCTGGTTTAATTCTCTCTCTACGTAGTGCGAGCCAAGGAATTCATTAAACCATTCTGCTTCCTCCATGGTCATCGGCACCGTTTCCACCTCATACTTCCGCTCCTCCGACATATTGTAGAACTGCGTGTGCCCACTTATAGAAGCCTCCTTGCGGTCGAAGGAAGTCTTCAGTTTCATGGAGCCATAGATGAAGATACGTTCATCCACGTTGAAAGCATTTCGGAAGTCGAAGTAGATGGCCGGCTCCTCATCCGTCACATAGATGGTGACAGACCGCTTCCCTGCGCGAACAGAGAACGAGACCAGTGTGCCCAATTCGCCACTGTCAGCTCCCTCTGCCCGTTCTATCTCCTTTTGGATAGCATCCGCACAGAGATAGAAGTAATAGATGTGCGGAAGGTTGTAGTTGTACGTAGTCCGCGTGAATTCATACGTATAAATTCTTCCATCCTCCATCTTGAATACCGCCGTTCCTGAGAGTCCAGGCACCTCACTGCCATCCATGAAGAGCGACAGCGGCATGTTCTCGGAGCGTGGCACCACATAGTAAGAGCGCGTATTCAGGAAGATATTCTTCATGTAACCACTCGAATCCTCATAGAAGAACACCTTTGAAAAGAGGATATACTTATCCTCGTAGGACTCCATACCGTCCTCATGCGCTGCATAGACCGCCAGTGAAGCCAGTGTCAGGTAACGCCCTTCCATGTTCTGTGCCAGCAATTGCCGGAAGCCATAGAAGTACGCCTTTCCATTGCCGTCCTCATACAGTGTAGTGGAATAGATATCCTGGTTTTGTACGCGGATGGTAACATCGACGTACTTATCCACCTGTGTAATGGTGAAATAGTCCGGCACCTCGTACAGCGTGGAGTATTCATTGAGATAGAGATTTATCATTTGCAGAATTTTTCTGCAAAGATAGGCTCAGCGAGTGGATGCAGGAAAGACACTACGCATACAGCAGACGCATCTTTTCGATGCAGGACTTCACTTTCGAGCGCAACCATTCCGGCTTGATAATTTCAAGTCGCGTCTGTTGCTGCAGAATATCCCCGATAAAGTCATTTGTGGGATAGATAGAAACCATGAAGTCCGTGTAGTCCTCATGCGCCTCCAGCTCCACCTGCGTCTTATGCAGCGGCACGTCGCGGAGGTAACACTGTTCGTCGCCTCGTGCGCGAACAATGATTTCCTCCACCTCCATTCCTTTCGGCGGCAGCATCACACCATAGGAGTGTGCGAAGAAGTCATGCACTGTAAAATCCTGCGGAAACACGAACTTCTCCGTGGTAGTGGAGATATTCACGATGCGGTCCAAAGAAAACATACAAAAAAGCCCCGTACCATTCTGGCACAGGACATAGAACCGATGTTTGTATGTTTTGATGAAGTATGGGGCTACTCGGAAGAATTTGATATCATCACAGCCATACTTCCGGTATCCAATTTCAAGTAGAACGCTTTCGCGCATCGCCCTAACGATGGGTCGCAGTCGGTTGTTTTCCGAAGGGAAGCTCTCGATGTCAATTCTGTGGTGAAGATCCAGGCATTCCTCGATGAGGTTGCGGTACGACACACAAGCCAGCATCCATTTCTCAATATCATGTTGATGTATGGCTTCCGGATTTGTGATGCGCCATTGTGAACGTTCCCCCCGCTTATCTGCATCAATGAGGATGCCGTATATGATAGCGATATGTTCAAAGCACCTATACCAAAGCTTTCTACTGGGTGCTTCCTTGTCATTCTCTGCCAGAGGCGAGCGAAGCCATGCCTCGTTTATCTGTTGTATAGTAGCCGATTTCCTTCTCATCAGAAAGTCGACCACCCAGGCGTAACGTCTGATTTGATATATTGAAACCATACTCTCTATATATAAAAAAGCATGAGTTTCATGCCAAGGCTGCGAACTCAGGCTTCCTAGGGCCTTCGGGGACAGACAAAAACAATCCACTCATGCCGTATACAATTTAGCTTATATACAACACGAGCGTCCTGCTTATGCCTCCCCTGTGTTGGTTTTAGGAATTTGAGTTCAGGTGGGCAAAACGCTTCATACAGACAGCACAAATGCTGAATGCAAGTGCAAAGGTACTGAAAAATCTTAGAATAACGCTCAAAAAGTCAAACTTTCAGCAAGTTCAGATAGCAAACAGCGCAAAAATAGCCCGATTGCGAGCAACCGAGCCATTGAAAAGAGCGAAAAGAAAGCAGAAAGAGGGGCTTATGCAGCCACCTCTTTCTTTGCTTTTCTTGCAGAAGGCTTGCGCTTCTTCGCAGCCTTTTGCTTCTTCTCTTCCTCAGCCTTGGCGAGGACGTTATCCACACTGTGCTCTTCGACGAATTGCTCTACCGCTTCATCGAGGTGCTCCTTTGCTGCCTTCTGCTCCGCAGTGAGAGCAGCCTCCTTGATGCGCTTTATCTCCATCGAGAGAATAGCGAGGCTGTTATCCGCGATGCGGCATCCTGTCAGCTTCTTCAGGTAGAAAGCGTAACGCATGGCCTTGTAAGCACTCTTGCAGTAGCTCTTGTTTTCTTCTTGACCCTGGACATACACTGCCCATACATTGTTCTCAGACTTGTTCGAGCGAACACTTGAAACGAGGATTGAATTTGTTGTTGCCATAATTGTAAGATTTTTATTGTTAGACATATATTGATTAAGCTATCTGATAAACTTCGATATACTGAACATCCACCATACCAGCGGCGAGACTTTCACCTTGACGGCTTGCATCCGAGAACGAATCAGCTTCCACTTCGTATTCGTAGTATTCTCCCTCTTCGCCATTGACGACAACGCGATAGAGATTACTGCTTGTCATATAACTATGCTTTCTGCTGCCGAAGCTCATTTTCGATTCCAATGTAACGTGTACCATTTTTTTTGAATTTTAATGTTAAAGATTGAAGCACTGGGCTTTTGTAATTTTTACGTGCATATAGGAGCCAACAGTGGAAAGTGCGAAATGCAAGGAATATCCAGGAAAATTTTGAAAAACCACATTTTGTTTAGCCACGGTACGGCATGGCGTGAAGAAGAAAATGCGGAAAGCGTGTTGAAATTTTGTGCAGAGATATGTGAATGAACCTGTTTCAGCAACGGTACTTGCAGGGCACGGGCTGGGCTATCTTTGCAAAGGAAAAATAAAGAAGCCGCAGTAGTGGAAATCTTATTGAAAGGCAAAAAGGTACATCGTGTAATGGGAAAATGACGGCAGTGGTACGCTTGTGACGAGCAGCCTTAATCTCTGTTGTTGTTTTGGGGGAGGGCAGGAGAATGAAGATGAAGAGGAAGCCGGCCTCGGATAAAGCAAGCCGTGAAAGCCTCGCTGCATGGTGAGACGTTCAGTGAAGGGTGTCAGATGCCAATGATGTAGAACAAAGAAAAAATCATTGTGGCAACTTTCTATCCTCGTAGTGTTCGTGCAAATCAAGAGAAGGTAATGGGCGGTGCCAGTGATAAGAAGGAAGTACAAGAACAAGCGTGCTCGGGCTATGCGGCTTTCTGCCAATGCTGACAGCGCAGCGTAAAACAACGCCACGCCTCTCGATGGGGAAAGCAAAGAGGGCCACCCTCACGGCAGCCCTCAGCATCAGCAGTTATTCGGAGCGTCAGAAACGTGCAAATTCAAAGAAGAATACCGATGAATAAGTGCAAACGTCCGCGCAAAGACAGAGCCTCACGGCTCGGAAGAATTATTTCCAACGAAGAGAGTAAATCGCTTCAGAAAGAGCTCCAGGCGGCGAGTTCGCCAATGATAGCACCAATCATGATGATTCCCCCAAAATCCAACCAATGATTAAGAATACGACTACGATAAACGCAATAATCAGTGGCCAATTACTGTTATTGTTCCCATTATCCGAGCTTCCACCGGAATCATTACCTCCGTTGAAAAACTGGTCAAACATGATAAAATCAAGTAACGGATGCCCTGTCATTGTTGTTGGATTAGTAGCCCATTTTTTCCAAGTTCTTTCGCGTTATTCTATCAAGAATGTCAGATGTTGAGCCTTCAGTGCTCACGCCCATCTCTCTTGCACGTTTTACCACGTTTGCATGTGTTATTCTATCAAGAATATCAGATGTTGAGCCTTCGGTGCTCACACCCACCTCTTTTGCACGTTTTACCACGTTGGCATGGGTTATTCTATCAAGAATATCAGATGTTGAGCCTTCAGTGCTCACGCCCACCTCTCTTGCACGTTTTACTACGTTGGCATGGGTAATGCGGTCAAGGATTTCAGACGTAGAACCTTCTGTGCTTACACCTACTTCCCTTGCTCGCCTAACCACATTAGCATGAGTCCTCCTATCAAGAATTTCAGAAGTTGATAGACCGCTGTAGTCATCGGTAGATGATGGCGTGCGGGTTTCACTTTCCCGGCTATGCCGTGAAGAAGGAACAGCAGCCATACTTTCAGACAGCTTAGCTGTCGGCTTCATTTCGGGCCTCGGGGTAGGAGTTGCTTCTGGTATAGCTGTTGGAGAGGCAGCAACAGTAACTTGCTCAGGAGAAACAGGCTGAGACTTTTGAACTGGCTCTTCACGGACTTCAGGAACTGCGACATCATCATCAATCGCAGTTGCTTCATACATATCATAAGAAGCCGGATCATCTGCCTCCTGTTTAGAGGTGGCCACTGGGTTCTCTGTTTGTTCTTTGCTCTTTGCGAGGTACGGCTTAATGATGTTATCATAACCGAGTGAACAAACGAGAAGCACAAGTAACCCGACCAAAAGCATAGTCAGGAACGACGGCTTTTTCCTTTCTCTCTCCGGTTCGAGGTCTGAAAACCTGTCATACTCTCGTGTCCGATAGTCTTTATTATATTCCTCTCTCATAGGGCGCGATGGTAAAGGTCAATGTACGATATAATAATAAGTACTTATGAAGTAAAAGAATATTAACGCCTTGGGTATAGTCTATTAAATTCTTCCATCAGTATCCTATTGGCACCTGTTGTTAATCTCCTTCGGTGATTATCGTCAACTTCAGAGTGGCAACGCATACAGAGACATTTCAAATTAGATTCCGAGTTATTTAATTTGTTTCCATCTTTGTGATGGCAATGCATATATTGTCTATTAAAGATGTCATCAATTCGCAATCCGCACTCTTCACAGGTGTAGTTGTGTTGCTCTCTGTAGTTCTTGCTTATTTGCTCCCAGTCCCTTGTATAGCCGAAGATGTCAACCTCCACTTCTTCGGGTTGTTCCATTTCATCTATGCCCATAGCTTCGCGCAAAATTTCCACAAATTCTGCCGATGTGATCCTTCCGTATTGGCGAATTTTTCTGAGGCAGTTTTGACACAAAGGCATGTTTGAAACTTCCTCTACTTGATGAGACTCTTTAGAAAGGACTGGGACAGGGTCTGTATTAGCCCTAACATAATGTCCATCAAAAGCCCCTCTCATCATAAAATCGTCAATGGTTGAACATCGGCAAATATGAAACCTTGGTATGCTCTCGCCATAGCGGTGCAGCCAGTAGTCGTATTTATACACATATACTTGCTGCTCTTCACCAGTATCAGGGTGAATGACAAAGATGCCATCATCCCTGAACTCCATGGTGCCACGACGAATTTCCTCCATTGGGTCAATGACCTCTGGAGTAAATGGACGATAGCCCTGTGCTTGTTCGACAATATAACCACGACGAACAAGGAAGTCCCTTAACGGCTGGAAGTCAAATATCGGTTCTTCATCCATAATCCTAAGGAATTAAACTTTTATTTTGCTTGACGAAGTTTTCAAGCACTTCTTCGCCAGTCGTGACAATACGAAACTCGACTCTGCGGGATTTGTCTTTATCAATAGGATTTCCGGAAATAGCCGTGTATTCGCCATCATTGTCCACGGCTTTTCCATATGAAAGCCCATTTGCTGTAAACCAAAATTCCAACTTCGTTCTCTGCTCATCCGAATACTTCTGGTAGGATGGCATATTCTTGATATATTCAAGAACACTATAAGAACGAAGCTGTGAAAGTTTTACGTTAGCCATGAATGGGTCTTTCCCAAATTGCGGAGCTGGGACATTATCAGTATGTCCTTCAATTCGTATTTCACGTATTCGGCTTGAAAGAGTATCTTTCAATAGAATATCCAAATATTTTGGAATGAATTCATCCAAAATATCGCAGAATGTAGGTGTCAGCTGATATGATCCTGTTGCAAAAAGCACTTGCGGGTTATTGAATTTCATTGATAGGTCTTTACCAATAGCCATCTGCCATTTAGCAGTGTCCCCCGCAAATTCCTTCACGAGTTTGTCGTGTAGGTGGTTTTTGGTTTCCACATAATCAGTGAGCACAGTTTGATTTTCATTAACTTGGATCATGTAGGCAATAGCCACAAACAAGAAAATGACCATCAAACCCGTCATTAGGTCTGACACAGACATCCAAACATTATGCTTTGCCATGACTATCTATGATTAGGTGCGTTGGTAATTAGTGCCTGAATACAAGCATCCAACTGAGCAAGTGTTGTACTAAGGCGAGCATAGAACTGTTGGTCGAGACCTGTAACCTGCTGATTGAGTTGTGTGGTTCCGTTTCTAATAATACCAACAGCATCATTCATTCCTTGCTTGGTTTCCTGCCAGAATTGGCTTGCATAATTCTTCATTTCATTGATTTCTTCAAGTTTCTGAATAAGTACAGCAACAGAATCTGAGAAACCGCGCTGTTTCCTAACCCATTCATTCAGTTGTCTTGTGGACTGGTCGAAGCTCTCCATGTTAGACTTGGAGAGGTCGGCAGTCTTCTGAAGGTTAGTAGAAATCTCTTTGAATTTTTCATCACGAACTATCACCTCATTGAGAGAGTTTATAAGCTGTTCAAGTTTGCCTCCGTCGCTTACCAACTCCTGCGTATCCTGCTTAACCTTAGTCAGCGAAGTTGAAGTATCTTCAAAGTTATCAGCCATCTGCCTATATTGAGAAGTGAGAGAGGCAATCATTTCTTTATTCTCGACTTGCCATTGATTCAACTTTTCGACACTCTTGTTAAGCTGGTCGAAGTTCTCTTGCACGAGCTTGCTTATCAATGCATTCATTTGAGTTTGGAATTCTTTCGTTACTCTCTGCATTACTTCTACAAGAGCCTCGGTATTATTCTTTTTGAGGAGTTCAGAGAATTCATCAAATTTCCTTTCAAGAAGCGTGTTGGTTTCAGCCATCTTATCTTCAATTTCAATCACTTCTCCATGCAATCTTTCCGTTAAAGTGGATACCTTTTCGGACACCTCACTTTCGGTAGATACCATTGCTTCAGTGTGGTCCATCATCTCTCCTATGCGATTGTTCATTTGCTCTTCCACTGAAGCACGCTCACGCGATATTTCTTCAATGTTGCCAACTGAAGAAACAATACTTCCCGCCGTTCCGTCGATATTTTCTGCAGTATTCTTTAATATAACCATTGTAGCAGCCGATGCTGTAGCAGCAGTAGCTATGGCTGTAGATGACGATGCAACGGACGACGTAGAATCAGCAATGGAACTCGTATGTGATGCCGTAGCGTTCGATGACTCCTCAACACGGCTAACTGATTTAGCAATGTGGTCTATAGCTAAAGCCATGTTACTGGCAGCGACATTCAAAGAATTGACGTTAGCGTTCATTGAAGAGACATTGGCATCCATTTGCTGTATAACGGTCTGCATCAGGTTATAGAACACCTGTTGAGACTGAGCCTGTTGCAGGGCTGAAGATTGAAAGTCAGATACAGATTTACAAATAACCCCTGCAGCCTGGTTTATGTCAGATACTCCTCCCGATGCTTCATCATATACATTATTTATTTTCTTTGATAATATGAGAGAACCTATCATACCTGCGAGAGAAGTGAAGAAGGCAGTCTTCAATCCGCTGAGAAGTTCAGGGATACTCTCTTTCAGGTCGGAAGTGTCAAAGCAGAGCAGACCTAATGTGATACCTAGAAATGTGCCAAGCACACCAAGCGTTGAGACTGCTGAAGGCATCATTTCTATCCAATGGCGTTTCGCCATTAAGTCGGGAGAGTTTTTTAGACGATGAACATACACCCATGCCCAAATTGCAAGGACAACTATTACAATCCATAAATACGAGATGTACGGTAATATATTCTTAACCCGTTGGCGGAATTAATTTAAGTTGATAAATATGAGTAAAAAGTTGCACATATCGCTGATTTTTAGTAACTTA